CCGAACACAAACCCTAACAGAAACAGAAACAGAAATAGAAATACCATATCGTCGCAAACGACATCAACACGATTTGATGAATTTTGGTCAGCATGGCCTACGTCCAAACGCAAGGTGGCAAAGTCTGAATGCCAAAAGAAGTGGGCCAAGGCTGGATGCGATGCTGTTGCTGAGACCATCATCGCGCAGGTCAACGCTCTCAAGGTGACCGAACAGTGGACAACAGGCTTTGAGCCAGCACCCCTGACGTACATCAACCAACGTCGTTGGGAAGACGATGCAGGAACGCCATCCGTGGGTCGGAGGGTGATATGACACAAGAAAACATCATCCGCATGGCGCGTGAGGCCAATGTGTATTGCACTACCCGCCAACAAACTCTTGACGCCATGCTTGAACGCTTTGCCGCCATTGTCGCATCAGCCGAGCGTGAGGCGTGTGCAAATGTGGCAGATGGTTGGCCCGACTACGATGTAGAGGGATTGGCAGAAGCAATCCGAGCAAGGAAACAACCATGACACCAGTCGAGCGTATGTTGGGTATGCTGACCAAAGTCAAGGGTCGCAATGGGTCATGGACGGCTTGCTGTCCTGCACACAACGACAAGGGGCCATCTCTTGCCATCCGAGAGACTGAGGACGGTCGAGTGTTACTTCACTGCTTTGCAGGGTGCGAGACCTTGAACGTGGTGCAGGCGTTGGGCATGGACATGACCGACCTGTTCCCACCAGACGACAAGCGCCGCGAGTACCCAGTCGAAGGCAAGAAGAGCCTGAAGCCTGCGTTCTATGCCAGTGACCTGATGCGAATTATTTCGTTTGAGGCATTGGTTGTCAGTATCTGCGCCTACGACATGAGTCAAGGCAAGAAGTTGAGCGAAGGCGACAGAGAGCGAATGAAATTATCACAACAGCGAATTGAAGAGGCAATGAAATATGCAAATGTCTGACGTACACAAAAGAGCGCAAGAACTTGACGAGGCTCGAAAAATCCGCATCGTGCGACCTGACGAGGTTGACTTTGAAAAGTACCTCAAGGCCAACGACGTGGCTCAAAAGGTCAAGGGTGCAAGCGAGTTCTTGGACGAGATAGAAGCTGAGATTTCCAGCCCAGTGGTTGACGTGTCTCAGACCATGCCTTGGACAAAGACTCATGCAGGGTTTAAGTTTCGTGCGGGCGAGGTGACCTTGTACGCTGGTGGCAATGGTGGCGGCAAGTCTATGGTGACGGGCCAGATTGCAATGGGCCTCATCAAGCAGGGTCAGCGCGTGATGATTGCTTCGTTTGAGATGAAGCCAAAGCGCACGCTGTTTCGTATGCTTCGCCAATTTGCTGGTGAGAACATCGACTTTCCACGCTACACAGACAAGGCTCGTTACCTGACAAATCTCATCACGCGCATGAGAGCCTTTGCCCACGCTAACCTATGGCTTTATGACCAACAAGGCACGGTGACTGCACAGCAGGTCATTGCGGTGTCACGCTACAGCGCAGTCGAGTTGGGTGTTCAACATATTTTTATTGACTCGTTGATGAAGTGTGTGTCTGGCGAGGATGACTACAACGCACAGAAATCTTTTGTTGATGAGTTGACTTCGTTGGCCCGTGACCACAATGTCCACGTCCACCTGATTCACCACATCCGCAAATTGCAAAGTGAGGAAATCAAGCCCAACAAAAACGACATCAAGGGGTCAGGTTCAATCAGTGACCAAGTGGACAACGTCTTGATGGTGTGGCGCAACAAGAAAAAAGAACACGACGCACAGAACGGTTCCGTCGACCCAATGATTCCTGATGCTTACCTGATGTGTGAGAAGCAACGTAACGGCGAGTCAGAAGATTGGTATTCGCTTTGGTATCACAAAGACAGCCAGCAGTTTATAGAGAACCATGACTCGATACCGATGTCGTTTGACAACGGGGGAAGGTTTTGAATTATGGGCAGGAGGGCGAAGGAGAAGATGAGCATCGTCACCGTTGTCTCGTTCGAGGAATCATCAAGATGCGTATGGAAAATCGCGATAGCGCGTACCGTTGGCTCAATGGTTACGTTGACGAGCGTGGGAAGCGCCACAAGGGATGGAATGAACTTCATCCCAAGTCCCGCCTTGAGGCAGATATTAGAGACCAATGGGTCAAAGGCAACAGAGGTAACGAAGGAGAATGGAAATGAGTAAAAACGAAAATGATTTAAGCCCCTTGGGGCGGCAACTGTTGGGTCATGCGGGTGTGATGAAGCTGTTCACGCAGACCGAGTTTGATGCGGCATTGGTTGAGGCCAAGGCCGAAATTATGGCAATAGCAATTCAAACCACCAAGCAGGCAATTGCAATCGAACGCGAGGAGTGCGCCAAGATTGCTGAAGCGCACGGTGCTTATGAGGGCGCAGGCGAATTGATTCGCAATCGTATGAGGCCAAAGAATGATTGAAATCACACTACCTTGGCCTCCAACGGTCAACACCTACTGGCGCAACTTCGATGGTCGCACCATCATCAGTGCAAAGGGGCGCGAGTACCGCAAGGCGGTTGCTGACCAAGTGCTGATACAACGAGCCGCCAAGCACATTGACTACGCAGTGAAGGTGGAGATTCAATGCTTCCGCCCAGACCGCCGTCGTCGCGATTTAGACAACCTGCTGAAGGCTTTGCTTGACTCCATGACCCACGCAGGCGTGATGGAGGACGACGCTTTGATAGAAGACCTGCGTGTGTACTGGGCAGACGAGGTCGGCGGCATGGTCAAGGTAACCATAGAGGGGGTTTTATGAATTGGATTTTATCGTTGGTCGTCGTGTACTTTTTGTTTGCAGGAGACCCACCATTGATTGACATCTTGCATGACCACGTCACGCAATACCTTAAAGAAAAAGAAAAGAGTCGCACATGAAAACTGAACCAGACTTGATTGACATATTTGCAATGCTTGCGTTGATTGGTCTTTTGCAAAAGCCATCAAAGGCTTTGAAATCAAAAATAGATATTGCCTACGAGGCTTACGAGCAAGCGCAAGCAATGCTTGATGTGAGAGAAGACTTCATCAACAAAGGAGGTGACTGATGGATACATTGTTCAACGTGGTTGGTTTGTTTTTTTTAGTATCTGGAGTTTTAGCTTGGGGGATTGGTATTTTTTTAGTGTGGTACTACTGGCTATGTCAGCCTACAAAGGGGGAGTAAATGTTTAACACATTCGGAGAGTTTTTTTGGGCGTTCATGTCATTGTCTGGATTCATGTTTTGGATAAGTGTCGTGATTTTTGTTGGCATGGTCATCAAGCGCAACCGCGCAAAAAGGAAAATGTACTATGAGCAATGAAGACCGAGACCCGCACAAGGCGGTGGACTACATCCTCAAGCACGCCGCTCTCTTTGCCAAGGCAAAGGCAGAGCGCACATACATCGAGGAATATCGCAAGTCATTGAAATCAATTTTGATGAAGCGAAGCATGGAGACCGCAATTGGGGCGCAAGAGCGCGATGCATACGCGCACCCTGAGTATGTGCAGTTGCTTGATGGATTGAAAGAGGCTGTGCTAATTGAGGAGCGTCTCAAATGGGACATCACGGCGGCGACTTTGCGCGTAGAAATATGGCGAACAGAACAAGCTAACAACAGAGCAGAGGGAAAGGCAACGATATGAAAAAGATTTTTATTGCAGTGTGCGCAGTGGGCGCATTGGCTGGGTGTTCATCCAACAAGGATGCCCCTTACATCACGGCACAGAACCTCATCATGGACAGGAACATCCAGCCCTTGTCACGCGGTGAGCAGATTGATGCCATCAAGGACTGCCAAGAGGCTGGCCTCCGCGCCCGCGTGATATACGGTAAGCGCTACGTCAACGGCTACAGCACAGAGACCGTCATCGACGTTCTTTGTTCCAACAAGTATGCGTTTTAATTCTTTTCAATGGGGCGTACTCAACGGTCTAAGCTGGGTGATGGTTTTGACCGATGGGTGGATAACCCACACGCACTATCTGGCAGTCGCTGGATTTGCTTTGATGATTTACTCAATGTGGAGGATGACCATGAAGACACCAGAAGATGAGGAGTTCGAGCGGATTGACCAAGCGCAGGGCTGGCGCAAACGCCAGATTGAAAACCTCAAGCCTAAGACTGGCGAGGAGTTTTATGCGGAGTTGCGCAACGGCGTATTGGAGGAGGTAGCGCTTGAGTTTGAAAAGATGCGTAACGGTGGAGACACCGTTGCCTCGTTTGCAATATTCGTAAGGGGCATGAAACGTGACTGACAAGCCAAAGACCTGTCAGGTATGTCGCCTAAACCCCGCAGACGTAAAGGGCAGGAACAGCAGGGG